AACAATCAGCATGTTATTGGATTTACATTACAGTACCGGCACTGGGTGTATCATTGTAGATACATGAAAACCCAAAAAAGAATTGATATAGGAAGGCAGTACCTATGAAAATCAGTAAGATACCCGGATTAGGCAGATTTGGCGTGTTCATTGACGATGTTGATTTTGACCACATCACCGACGAAGAGTGGATGGAAATTGGGCGATTGCATGTAAACAGTCTTGTTACTATTCTGCGCAACGTCAATCTCACACCAGAAAAATACCAAAAATATATGTTAAAATGGGGCACAGAGCGTAACGTGCATCGTTACACAATATCTTCCAAATACTCCACATCTTTGGATATTTTGATGGCACGTGTGGTCAATGGTGATACACAAGGTATAGATCCAGTTGACGTCCAGTGGATGCAAACTTTATTAGGTTTTATGGTCTTCAAAAACCCCACAGAAGTTGTACCAGCATTGGTAAAAGTAACTGGTCGACGCAACGATCAAGGACAAGCCGAAGGTATGTTTGCTGAAGGTGAATTGTTGTGGCACAGCAATGAATCAGGAAATCTCACATTCACCCCAGGTGTGTCATTGTTGGCCAAAGAAGGTGTTGTAGGCAGTGCAACTGGATTTTTAACCACCACAGATTGGTATGAGCGACAAAGCGAAAGTTTTCGCAGTGAACTCGATGACATGATTGTTTTGCACAAGTTTACACCTGGCAAAATCAATCCGGGACTGCGACCAGAACAAGATTTTATGATGCATAAAAACATGTGTCCCGTGGATAACGTTCTTATTCCATTGGTGATACAAAGTCCTGCAGGAATAAAAGGACTACACTACACTGTTAATACCATAGATCAGATTCAAGGCATGAGTGCAACTGAATCACAAAAACTTTTTGAACGCATAAACAAAGAACTGTTTGTTGATGAATTCATTTATGATCATTGGTATCAAAATGACAATGATTTGTGTTTGTTTGACAACAGCATTACTCTTCATAGAAGGTTAGGCGGTATCACCAACAGACTGTGTTACAGAATACAGTATGATTATTCAAACTTAGTCGATCATCCATATATTCCGTACTTTCAAGAATCTTTTGCTGAAGAATACAAATCACAAATACGACAAATGATAAAAATTCTTGGTACAAAAGATTTCAAAATACCTTAAAAATTATTGCATGCTGTAACAGACAAACTTACCAACATTAAATAAGAACTCTACAACAACAAATTATTATCAAAACTTATGAGCTGGAGATACACACAGTTAGGTGAGCAATTATGCGATCAGGATCAACTAATACTGAGTTTGTTCCACAACAAATATGTAAACTATGTTGGTTCTGATTTTCAATTTCAAAAAAAATTAACTCATAAAGACAATGCATGTAATCTTGTTTTGATTTTGAATCATCCAATTTGGGTTTCGGATATCGTACATGCATGTCGTCAACATTTGACTGATCACATTGATACATTCTACATTGGTATAAATCGTTACTGGGTGTTAGGCAACGATACCAGTCAAGATTTCATCAGCACGGAATGTCATGGCAACGATCTAATTCAACTTCTGAAAGCATTTGCACTAGAACAAGGATTTTCGACAAGCAAGTCTGGATATTACGATCACGACAAGGGAGGATATTTTAATTTTGTGCAGCCTTTAACATGGATATATGGAAATAAAATTACAAACTAAAGTCAACGACAACAATCGAGTCCAGTTCTATCAAACAGTTTACAAACAACAGTTTGACACCAAACAGCAACTGGTCGATTTAGATATGTTTTCTAACGACTGTGTTTTAATTGATTGCTGCGGTTGGCATTATCAACAGGTATTTCCTAACAAAAAAATAATCAAACTTGAAACTTTGCCCGCGGTGTTGCAGTTCAAACTCAATCAAGATCAATTTGACAAACTAATTGACAATCAAATAGATCATCATATTAGATGGCCAACTCTGATGGTATCTAATCCAGCACTTATATTTGATCGGTCTCCAATATTAAAATATCGCAGCATCAACGACTTAGTGAACATACTAAATGATGTAGTTGATCATTACAAGGCAAATGATTTGGTCATCAATTTAGAAACTGTGTTTATTGACGACCCGCGTTTTGTTGATCGCTTTGCCAATTTAGCAAACATCAGTATTTTGAATTTTACTGTTAGAAAATTTTTATATTCAACTCACGATTACAAATTGTTTATACATTTTAAACGCAACTGTGTTATCTAAGCAAAATCCAATTAATTTTACTCAAAAAATACCATAGTCACAAATCAGTGCCAGTTGCTATTTCTGTCGAGCATTCACTCAAAAATTTATTTTGAGGTTGCAAATTTAAATTTATCCGTATATAATAAAGATCAATGATCAATCTTAAAAAATTAACTGTTCGAAATTTTATGAGTGTGGGTGCGGCTACCCAAGGTATTGACTTTGACCGTCAGGATTTAACTTTGGTCTTGGGCGAAAACTTGGACCTAGGCGGCGATGGTAGTCGTAACGGCACAGGCAAGACCACAATTATCAATGCCTTGAGTTATGCCATGTATGGGCAGGCATTGTCAAACATTCGCAAGGATAACCTTGTGAACAAGACCAATGCTAAAAACATGATGGTAAGTTTGGACTTTGCTGTCAACGGTAAGAACTATCGAATCGAGCGCGGACGTAAGCCCAATGTGTTGCGTTTCTATGTAGACAACGAAGAACAAAATGCTAGTGATGATGCACAAGGCGACAGTCGCGAAACACAGGATGTTATTGAACGTGTGTTTGGTATGAGCCATGACATGTTTCAACACATTGTGGCTTTGAACACCTATACCCCACCGTTTTTGAGTTTGAAGGCCAATGAACAACGTACAATTATTGAACAGTTATTGGGAATTACACTTTTGAGTGAACGTGCTGACCGCATCAAAGAACTCAACAAGTCAACACGAGATGCTATCACAACCGAAGAATTCCGTATACGTGCTGTGCAGGAAGCCAACCGACGCATTGAAGAACAAATTGAAAGCCTGCGCAAGCGACAACGATTATGGATTGCCAAGCGTGACGAGGATGTGATCAAACTTGGTCAAGCTATTGCGGACCTTGAACACATTGACATTGACGCTGAAGTACAATCACATCGAGACTTAGAAGCATTTCACATCAAGAAAAAAGCCATTGATGAAGCAAATCACTGGATTCGCCAGATTGCTGCAGACGATGCTCGACAAAACAAATTGTTAGAAAAACTCCGACAAGAAATTGAGGCCTTGGACAATCATCAGTGTTATGCCTGCGGTCAAGATCTACATGACACCAAGCAAGATGAGATACGAACCAGCAAAATATCTACCTTACAAGAAACTGCACTACAGTTGTTGGCCAATGACACACAGCGTGAGGAGCACACAGCCACCTTGAGTCAACTGGGTGCGTTGGGCACAGCACCAACTGTGTTTTACGACAGTTTGGAACAGGCATTGAACCATCGCAACAGTGTAGAAATGCTGAAAAAAGATTTAAATACAAGAACAGCAGATGCTGATCCTTATGCAGAACAAATTGAAGACATGCAAGGACAGGCCCTGCAAGTTGTTTCATATGACCATTTGAATGAACTTACCAGAGTGCAGGACCATCAAGAGTTTTTGCTCAAACTGCTTACAAGCAAGGACAGTTTTGTGCGCAAGAAAATTATTGATCAAAACTTGAGTTATTTGAATTCCAGGTTAACTTGGTATCTAGACCGCATTGGATTGCCACACACAGTGAAGTTTCAAAATGACTTGACAGTGAGCATTGAAGAACTGGGTCGTGAACTGGACTTTGACAATTTGAGTCGTGGTGAACGCAATAGATTGATCTTGTCAATGTCATGGGCATTTCGTGACGTGTGGGAAAGTTTATACTCGCCTATCAATATCTTATTCATTGATGAAATGATTGATTCAGGCCTGGACACACAAGGTGTAGAGAACGCCTTGGCCTTGCTGAAGAAAATGACACGTGAACGACACAAATCAATCTGGCTAGTATCGCACAGAGACGAACTGGCTGGTCGTGTAGAAAATATTTTGAGGGTGGTAAAAGAAAATGGATTTACAAGTTACAGTACCGACGTCGATATTGCTGAATCAAATGATCTGGCGCAAGCAGCAACTCAGCTGGTTTGACGAGCCTGTGACCATAAAACAAGATCAAGAACTGATTGATTTTATAAAACACAATAATATTCAGCATGCAATCATGTATGGTGATACATTCTTCGCTCAACATATAACAAAAGTTGCCCACGGCCCTGTTGATCTTATCATATGGATTCAGAATCAACCTTTTAAATTTGATCAGTTAGTATCAAACATTAATCGTGAAATTTCAACCAATCTTTCTGACACCGGCACATTTTATCTTGCTATAAACAAGTTTTTATGCACTGAGCCACAATCTGACACAGATTTTCCTGACAACTATGATCATGCTATATTACAATATGTTACTGACAATATTAATGCTGTGTTGATACAACATTTTCTTGATTGCAATAGTACAGGTACAATGTTCAATTGGGTGCATCCATTGACACGATTTTATTTCAAAAAATGAAAGTTATACAACATTATTCTGACAGCACTTTTCTTGACACAACAAAGGTCGTCACTGAACGATTTCAAAAATCAACATATAATATTTCTACAGATGTAATAGAATTTGTTAAATCAAAATTACATTTTGGAAATACTGCGGTTTTGTTCAGCGGCAGATGGCGTTTTGATTTTGATGCAGTCTATGTAGAACATAAGATTTTTAAAAACCATTCAATCTCGTTGAAGGAAAAAATTTATTTTGTCGATCCTACTGATATAAAATTATTTGATAACATAATGTACGATATTAATGCGTCAAATATATTGATTTTACATTCCGCATTTTTTTGTAATTATCAACCTATGGACAAAATTATTGATAAGATGAAAAAATATCAAAAATTTAATCCTAAACAAATTATACTGTCAATTCCGCATCAAAGAATACATTTTAATAGATTAAAATATTCTACAAGTGATATAGCGCAACAATATCAGATAGAAATAATAGATGATAGTTTTGTTGTGCAATTAAATTTGATATGATTGATGCAGTGATTGTTACTATACCTAGACTGGCACCTAGTAGGCCCAGTGCAGGCACAGCACTGATCAAAAGGTTATTGACCACTCACAACTACAGCAACCGTTTGTTGGATATTAATATAGACTTCTTCAATCGCTTTGCTGTGGATTACGGTGCAGAAAAGTTTCAAGAACTAGACCGTTATCTCTACAACGACAACATTGTGTTGAGCACAACTACCCAACAAAGTTACAATGAGTTTGTGGCACAGTGGGTCCAACGCATTATTGTTTTTAACCCCAAGTGGGTACTGATCAGTATCTTTACTTGGCAATGTCAACACTTTGCCAGAGATTTTATTCGTGTCCTGCGTGTGGCTACCACTGCCAAGATTGTGATAGGTGGACAGGGCATGACCAAAAGTGAAAATACCAGTTTCAACGAAAATCCTTATTTTGCCAAAGAGTTACTGAGCCAGGGTCTAATAGACTATTACATTCAAGGTGAAGCAGAAAAAACACTGCCTGAACTGTTGCGGGGAAATCACACGTATCCAGGCATCAACTCAGATGTGTTTGCCGAACGCAGTGACATGAGTGAAGTACCATTTTATGATTTTTCTGATCATGACATCCGTGCTTATCACAGTGGCTACTCTGATGGACAGTTGCCACTAGAAAGCAGTCGCGGCTGTGTGCGATCATGTTCGTTTTGTGATTGGCCGGTGTATGCTGGCGGATTCCGCAGCAAGCCAGGTGACCAATTGTTTGAAGAGTGTGTGAACTACTATCATCAACATGCATGTACCAACTACTACTTCAACGACAGTTTGATCAACGGTGATTTAAAAGACTTCAGACAGTTCAATCGCAGACTGGTCGAGTACTATGAACAAAACAACTTGCCAGATCGTACACTGAAATACAGTGGCATGTACATTGTGCGCAAACCCAACCAATGGCGAGAACAAGACTGGGAGTTGATCAGCCGTGGCGGTGCAGATACCTTGTTGATTGGCGTGGAAACCGGATCAGATCGTGTGCGCAAAGAAATGGCCAAGGGATTCAACAGTGCAGACTTGGACTTTACTGTGCAAATGGCCAGCCGCTACAAGATCAAACTGTACTTTTTGATGATCGTGGGTTGGCCCAGCGAGACTAGAGAGGACTTTGAAGAAACTCTAGATCTACTGCGCCGGTATCAACGCTATGTGGCTGATGGTACCATCATAGGCATTAACTTTGGCACCAGCCTGACCATAGGCGAAGGCACACCTGTTTACCTCAATCCAGAAAAGTTCAATCTAGTGGGTGTGGATGGCAAGCGTCCTAACGATGTGTTTTGGATGCACAAGCACAACACAGAACTCACATACAAAGAACGTGTACTGCGGCGAATTGAAGCACAAGAACTGGCTATCAGTTTAGGATACACATTCTGGAAAGGCGATGATCAGTTGACTTTTATTCGCAACAAGTACGAAAGGATTCTCCTTGAACATTGAGATCTTTCTGCACTGCGAAACCAGACTGGGCACGCCGCACATACGTTGTACCATAGACGAAGGTGCACCTTTCTTTGACGGGCCAGCACAAGAACACATCTCAGCCACAGTGGGTGTGGCACCTGGATTTCACGAACTGGTGATCAGTCACTACAACAAACAAGATGACGATCATGTGTTGGATTCAGATGGCAATATCATTATAGACAAACATGTTGAGATTCTAGGCATTGGTATAGATGACATTGCATTTAACATAGACGAACTGCGACAAGCGCACTTCTACCCTGTGTACAATCCTGTGTATTATCAACAACAAGTGGACCAAGGCAACCCGCTGCCACCCAGCATTTCTCCCAACTTGTACCTGGGACACAACGGCATTTGGAAACTGAACTTTCACACACCGTTTGTGGAATACATCATAAAGAAACGTAAGAACTTGGCCATGAACTTGAACAACACTATTTTTCAAAGTGATGTTGAACTGCTGCGACGGACTAAGGCCTGGATACAGGCACAACCAGACATTGTATGGAACACCTAGGCCGACAGTTTGCTATAGCCATGGCCAAGGCACAGAATCCTGATGCTGACTTTTGGGCTGTGCGTTCTGCTGTCAATGGCTACTACATTGGCAGTAGAGTGGATCGAGATCCTGCTGTAGAAACTTTGCTGGCTGTCTCAATCAAATCTAATGATGTGGTCCGTGCTGCCAACAGCAGCGATCAACTGCAACAGTTAGAGCAACGTTTTGCTGGCTGGATTCAGAACCACAGCACCAGCACCATTTTGGGATTGGACGAGTATGAGCCAGACTACAGCGAAGGCAGCACACAGGCCTTTGACAGTTTTTACTTTAGACACAGAAACAAACGATTCCGTTGTTTTGTAGGTGAATACTTTTATCATCTCAAAACTTGGATCAGTGGCGATGCGGATTGGAGTTTTATCACCAACGGTGATCATCTCAGTGCTGGAGATGCATTGGTATTGAGTGTGCCATTTTGCGATACAGTGGGTGCAGTTGACGACTATGATCGAATCATGTCCATATGCGATGCACAGAACATTCCTGTGCTGTTGGACCTGTGTTATTGGCCCATTAGTCATGACTTACACATTGATTTGCGTTATACTTGCATAGACACTGTGGCGTTTAGTCTCAGCAAGGCCTGGCCTGTGGGCACCGCTCGAATAGGCATGCGATACACTCGCCCAGACACATTTGATGGACAAAAACTGCATCACAGCATAGGGTACAACAACAATGTGGGTGCATTAATAGGCAACGCATTGTTAGATAACTTCAAACCAGATTGGATTTATACCACACGCCTGAGTAAATACAAAACTGTATGTGACGTATTCAACTTACAGCCCACCAACAGTGTGAACTTTGGCATTGGTGATCAATCTTGGGATCGCTACAATCGTAGAGAACTGCTGAAGTCTTATCAACTGGACTTTGATCCTGACTTGTTTGTAAATCGTATTTGTATAAACCGTGTGTATCAACACTGGGATTTGTTTAGGACTTTTTGCCGCCATGAACTTAGCATTGAAATTTAAAAATATACAAGACTGCAACGGCCTACCCCGCATACGCATTGTGATCAATGATGCTGTGGTGTTTGAGAATGAAGTGTGTCCGTTGATTACCATCCAATGTCATCCTGTAGACAATCAAATAAACTTGAGCATTGAACACTACGGCAAAGACACTGCTGTTGATACTGTGGTTGTTGACAGTGTGATTGTACAAGACCGCAGTTGTGAACTGGATACCATTGAAGTAGATGGCTACGACCTGCAAGAACTAAAGTGGCTGAGTGCATATCACTGTGATGATGGCACAGTGTTGGACAAGTGTTTGTTCTTTGGTAAGAACGGCACATGGCGCATTGCATTTGAACTGCCTGCGTTGCGTTGGATACTGCGCACCAGACATGAGATCAACCACAATGATCCTGACTGGTCTGAAGATTATGAAAGTTATGTGAGAGCATGCAGACTGCTGAACAAATCAATCTGATACGTCGAATCAGTTGGGCATTGGCCAAGGCCAGTGCTGACGACAGTTTGGACACACCTGGCGAATTTGTGTGGGCGTATCCCAATAACTCACAGTTCTGGGAAGTGCGAGCACGTAGCCACAGCATATTCAGCAGTGGCAATGCCATCAAAGATCCAGCAGTGATTGATTTTGTCAACAGTTTGAGTTTGAGTGAGCACCTTAGAGACTGCTGGATTGTCAACAAGTTTCAAGAAGCATTTCCTGCATGGATTGCTGCTGGCACAAGATACCGATTGCATAACTTGGATCAGTTTAAGTATGTGGGCTTTAGCCAAGGCACACAAGAGTCATTCCTGAACTGGTACATGATGCACAAGGACAAGCGACTGCGAGTGTTTCGTGGCGACTATTGGTGGCACATGGAGATCTGGCAGAAGGCTGGCTTCAACTGGAAGTACATCGACAATGACTTTGACATACAACCTGGTGATGCGTGTATTTGTAGTCTGCCGTTCGCACTCACAGGGCAAGAACATGAACGTTTCAAGTGGCTGGTAGAACAGTGTAATCGTCAAGGTGTGGACCTGCTGGTGGACTTTATCTACTTGCCCAACAGCAACAATGTAGTTGACATTGACTTATCAGCAGACTGCATCAAAGAAATAACATTCAGTCTCAGCAAGACATTTCCTGTACAAACAGCCAAGATTGCTGTGCGCATGCTAAAACACAAACCCAGCGACCCTATGCAAATGAGCAACGATGAAAACATCTGCAACAGATTAAGTGGCGGACTAGCATTGAGTTTAATACAGCAGTTTTCTGTGGATTATATGGTCAACAAATACCTGGATCAACAACAACACTGGTGCGAACGACTGGGATTACAGCCCACCGGCGTGGTACATTTTGGCCTTGGCGAAAACTACACAATCACAGGCAGACAGCAAGCAACAAACTATCTAAGCCGATACAACGAACAACAAAACCGCTATAATTTAGGCATGTTATACGAAAATCAAAATCTCTTGAAAAAACTACAATTATACTAAGGCAGCATAACTATAACACGAAAGGCAATTCCCCAAAACTCACATGACATGGCTTTATCAAGACACCCCAGTTGAGACACTGCCCGAAGAATGTGTGGGATTTGTTTATCAGATCACAAATAATCTATCTGGACGCAAGTACATAGGCAAAAAATTAGCAAAATTTTCAAAAACAACGTACAAGACAGTAAAACAAAAGAACGGCATCAAAAAGCGGAAGAAGATACGCACCAAGATCGATTCAGATTGGCGTGAGTACTACGGGTCAAGCCCAGAATTAACCGCAGACGTAATCA